GTTTGAAGCCCCTAATGGTTTTGATGTGTGGTCTGAAGATGCACGCATGGCCGAGGTGGATGCGTGGTGTGTTGAACACTTGCAGCCGTTGCTGGAACTGATTCCGCGTAAGGTCAGCAGCTACTACGGATTAGATTTTGCACGTAGGCGGGATGCATGTTCGATGTGGCCACTACTGGAGCGGCAGGATACTCGCAAGGTTTGTCCGTTTGTGCTGGAGATGTTCCGCGTGCCGTACAAGCAGCAAGAGCGGATCATGCTGTTTTTGATGAAACGCCTGCCCGACTTTAGAAAGGGTGTGCATGATGCGAGTGGCAACGGTGGCTATCTGGCTGAAGCGATGCAGATTGTTTATGGTGAACGGGTCGAAGCCTTGATGATGTCTGAGGGCTTTTATCGTGACCACACGCCAGCATTTAAGGCAGCGTTAGAAGATGGCGATATTGTGGCGATGCCGCAGGACAAGGATATTTTGGATGACCACCGCGCCTTTACATTGGTGAAGGGCGTGGCGCGGATTCCAGAACAGCGCACCACGTCGAGCAATGGCAGCAAACGCCACGGTGATAGCGGTATTGCGCACTTGCTGGCACATTATGCCAGCCGTAACCCTAGTGCACCAATCGAGTGGACGCCAGTCCCCAGCCGTACCGAGCTGGAAGCGGACGATGACACAAGTGATTTTGATAGCTTTACCCCAAGCGGCATGTGGTCGTAGACTGGGCGCAGGTTAAATAGGAGAAAACCTGCGATGAAAAAGATTTTTTGTATGTTGAGTTTGGCTGTTGCACTACAAGGGTGCTCTAAGCCTGAAGATCAAGCTACCCAGACTGAAACAACATCAGCACCATCAAACCAATTAGTGAAGACTACCGATACACCAACTCCTCCCGCACCAGAACCATCACCTATGGAGGAATTGGTACAAAAACAGACCTTGGCTGAGGCTGTAGATTATTTGAAACCCCAAATGACCGACACCTTCAACAGTTTTCCAGAAGCCGCTGGATACTTGGCACTTTGGTGGCATAAAAACGGCTCTAAATGGAATGACCTCAAAGATTTTGAAGATGCCAAGTTTGGAAAGGTGCTCAAAGACCCTGATACCGAACGCGGCAAGCGGATTTGTACCTTTGGCTCAATTATTGAAATTGCAGCAGATAAGTCGGCAGGATTCACCGTGTACCATGCAGGAATCATGGATAGAAACTATAAAAATATGCGTGTGCTTGCTGTTGGCTCAACCGGCGAGATTATTGCCCAATCAACAGCAAAATTTTGTGGCATTGTGATTGGCAAAGTGGGTTTTGAAAATGCAGCAGGTGGCACGACTGAAGCCGTTTATGCTGTTGGGCTATTTGATCTGCCAGAAAACAGATAAGCGTATTGACCAAAGTCCAGCAATTTTGGGCTTTGGTTTTTACTATTCCTCAATAATATCAAATCGAACATTCTCATCGCGCATCCAAGGCTTGGTGTCGTCAATATGTGTGCGAATAAGTTGCTTAATAGCTTTCTGCATTTCTGGACTGCATTGAACATAGTAAGCGAGTAAGCTTAAATGCTCATCTAATACTTGCTCTGCGCCTGCTTGATTTCTAACACCAGTCAAAAGCCATAGAGGGTCTGTACCGCAACGCTCATACAGTCTGATTAAGAAATGAGCATCAGGAATTCTAACGCCTTTCTCATAATTAAAAATTGTTGTTTTTGAAAAACCTAGCTTTTCAGAAAACTCAGCTTGCGTATAACTTCCTCTAATTTGCTTGAGGCGCTCACCAATCTTGTCTGTTTCAAGCAGCATAAAAAACCTCATTCGTGATATTGACAATACAACAAACGTGACCTAATCTGAAAAAACAACGCACGTTGTATTGAATTTACCACAATTGGATGATTTAGCATATGAATCGAACCCCTAAAGAGGCTAAGGACTACATTCGTCAGGAATTGCGTCTGTCTGTGGCTGAATGGGCACGCCAGAACGGCTACACCCCCCGTCAAGTGCAGGGTGTGCTGAGTGGCGAAGCACAGTGTTTATTTGGCAAGAGCCGCACAATTGCCAAGAAGCTAGGCATGAAAGTGCCTGATGTGGAATAAAAAAACGCCAGCATAAGCTGACGTTCTCACTCAACGAGTCATAACAAACTGTGGAAGGGGCGTTATGACTCATCAAACAGAGGAAACTTTACGATGAAATCTAACGCTCTTGCAAGCACTTCTGTGCCAGATCAGGCGGAACTGGTTTGCCTAAAAGACGGGCAGCCTGTCACGACTTCTTTGGTGATGGCTACACGTTTTGGCAAGCGTCATGCTGATGTTTTGCGATCTATAGAGTCTTTGCTGCTCATTGCACCTGAAACAAAACGCAATTTTGCGCTTTGCTATAAAAACAATGAGTTACAGAATGGAAAACCTCAACCCTTCTACGAAATCACCCGCGATGGTTTTACCTTGCTGGCAATGGGCTTTACAGGCCGCGAAGCTCTTCGCTTCAAACTGGACTACATCGCCGCATTTAACCAGCTTGAAAAACACGCCATCACCCACGTCGCCCAGCGTGAAGCCCTCGTCACCGATCTTAAAGAGATGTTGATTCAGCGTACTTTGCGTTATCAGCAAATGTACCGCTATCTCAACAAAGGGCTGAACAACCACGAAATTGCACGCTGCATGGAAATCTCAACTCGTATGGTGCGCAAAATCAGGGAGGAAATGCGCCGCCTAGAACTGTTGCCTGAGCAAGAAGTGTTTGTGTTTGCCCATACAGGGCGTATTGCTCGCCATGTTCCACATCAGTTGAATCTGTTGGGAGATTGATCATGTCACCTGAGCAAGTTATGGATATCGTTGCTTTCGCCCTCAAATGCCTAGAAGAGTCGGATATCAACTCGGCAGTGATTGCACTAACAGTCATTCAAGTGATTGCCAAGCAAAGCCAAGAGCCACCAAAGCCCTGTAAGCTGAGGGTCGTTTAGGAATGAGCGCGGGTAAAGCGAGGCACTGCCTCGCCCACGTGCAAGGCAAGGGCTACGCCCGCGCAGACTTCCGCTAAGGAAGTGATTCCGCCTGATCTTTAACCCCTCCCACCCTGACAATGGGTGCAAACTGGACTAGGTTTGCACCCAATGGCAAAGCGCAAAAAATCAGACCAACGCCAAGCGTTAGAGTCGCCCCAATCAGCCGAAGTCGGCTGGTTGCAATATCAATTTGCCGAGCACCCCGTGCGCGGCCTTACCCCTGCCAAGCTGCACCAACTGCTTACCAATGCCGAACAAGGCGACTTGACCGCTCAAGCTGATTTGTTCTGTGACATGGAAGAGCGTGATGCTCATATCTATAGCGATATGAGCAAGCGTAAACGTGCGGTGGTGGGTTTGGACTGGGGCGTCAAGCCCTGCCGCAATGCTTCACCAGATGAGAAAAAACTCGCTGAAGAAGTCGCCGAGTGGGTCGAAGACATCGAAGGCTTTGACCAAATCGTTTTTGACGCGCTGGATGCGGTGGGTCATGCGTACTCAGCACAAGAAATCAAATGGCATCGCCTAGGGGCGCTTTGGCTACCCGAATGCCTTGAATTTAAAGAGCCTCGCTGTTTTCAGACGCCCTTGCTACTCCCCAATCAGTTACGTTTGCGCGACGGGTCAGCAGATGGTGCTGAGTTATGGCCATACGGCTGGATGTTGCACGTCCACAAAGCAAAATCGGGTTATATCGCTCGCAGCGGATTGCACCGTGTCTTGAGCTGGCCTTTTTTGTTTAAGCACTACGGTGTGCGCGACTTGATGGAGTTTTTGGAGATTTACGGATTGCCGATGCGCTTGGGCAAATATCCATCCGGTGCAACCGATGATGAAAAAACCAAGTTGCTACGCGCAGTCATGTCAATTGGCCACCACGCCGCCGGTATCATTCCAGAAGGCATGAAAATTGAGTTTCAAGAAGCGGCCAAGGGTACATCTGACCCGCACATGGCGTTGATCGAGTGGTGCGAACGCAGCCAATCAAAAGCCATTTTGGGCGGCACACTCACCAGCTCAGAGGGTAGCCACGGTACGCAAGCGTTAGGCAATGTCCACAATGAGGTGCGGCGTGAGCTGACCGAATCGGATGCAAAACAGCTTGCGGCAACAATTAATCAATACTTGATTTTGCCCATGCTACAGCTCAATAAGCCTGAGCTAGACCCGACCAAGTACCCTAAATTTTACTTTGATTTGGCTCAGCCTGAAGACATCACCACCTACTCAGACGCACTGCCAAAACTGGTGGATGTGGGTATGCAGATCCCACAGCAGTGGGCGCATGAAAAGCTCGGCATCCCAATGCCAGATAGTAAAGATGTGGCAGTACTGGCAAAAGCTCAACCACAGCCCAACCTGACCACCGCAGCAAATAGCCAACTGCTGCACCTGCTTCATCCCAACATTGCAGCCAATACACAACGGCAACCCACCGAGGTTGAATTGCTCATGTTGCAAGCGGCACGCGATGAAACCGCGTTAGAAACCGCAGCAAACAGCCAATTGACCCCAGAGCGGCTGCAACAGCAAGGGCAATTATTGCTTGCCCCCCTGCTCGATACCCTCAATGGAGCAGGTGGCATCGAAAAAGCGTTAGAAATGTTGGCCGCTCTCAAGCCTGACCAAGACCTAGAGTCCCTGCAAGAGGATCTCACCCAACTGTTATTTGCCGCTGAGGTTTGGGGTCGGCTGAGTGATGCGGGGCAAACTGATGTCTGACACCCTGAACGCCCTATTTGGGCAACCACCCAAGGCCGCCATCGAGTACTTGCAATCCAAGCAAGTCATGCCCTCGATGGACTGGCAAGAGGTGCTGGGCAATGCTCACAACCGCGCTTTTGTAGTGGCGCAGATGGTGCAACTTGATTTGCTTGAAGACGTGCGCAAATCACTGGTGGATGCACTCGCCAAAAATTGGACGTTTGAGCAGTGGCAAGCCCAGATTGTGCCGACCATGCAAGCCCGTGGCTGGTGGGGCAAACAGATACGGGTTGATGGTGATGGTAACGCTCGCTCGGTGCAACTTGGCAGTCCTCACCGTCTCAAGACGATTTATGAAACCAACATCAGTAACGCCTACGAGCGTGGGCGCAACCCACCCCCCACCGAGCGTGAGCTGTTGTTGCGTCCTTATGTCATGTATAGCGCGATTCGGGACAATCGAACACGCCCAGCTCACGCGGCATTACATGGTCAAGTGTTTCGACGGGATGACCCGATTTGGTCGGCGATTCAGCCGAAAAACGGTTATCGCTGCCGCTGCACGTCGATCAATCTAGGTGCTGGGCAAGTCACCCGTGGCGGCTACACACCGATAGATGACCTTGCACCCTACACCAGCGTTGAACAGGTTGAGGTGGGGCAACGTAGTGGCAACCCTCGTATTGTTGAGCGGACAGTGGTGCAACTGCCCAATCTGCCCACATTTAAAACCGATGCTGGCTGGGGCGGCGCTCACAAAATGTCTGTGACCCAGCAGATCCTCAACAAAGCTGCGGTGGCAGACCCCAACCAAGCTGCAAAGATCATCCACGCCGTTACACAGTCCCCAGCAGCACTACAAACTCTCAATACTGAGTTTAGGCAATTTGCCCAGCCAATCATCAATCAAATCCCCGCAGCCGGTCAGCCTGCTGTACGACTCAAGATGACCGGTGATCTGATGCATGTGGGCGCTGTGCCACAGCTGGTGGTGCAAAGCTTAGCAAATATGGGCAAGCCGCTGAAAAGTGCTGTCATCAGTGTGCGTGATGAAGACGTGGTGCATGCCCTACGCCCTGCCAAGCATAACCCTGTCGATGCATCATGGTATTTGGATTTGCCCAAACATCTGGCAGCACCACAGGCAGTACTGCTCGACACCCTAAAAGGTGACGATGCGCTGGTGTTTGTGTATGCGACGGGGAATGATCGTACCAAGCTGGTGGTGATGACAGACCACAGCCTCAAAACCAAGGTTGACGGCGAACGGATGCGGGTGGATACCAACGTGGTCAGGACGGCACAACAAGTGCCTGCAATTAGTTTGGGGCTGCCCCACTATGTTTTGCTTTTTGGTGTGCTGTGACCGCGCCGGACTCGAACCGGATCATGATTCCCGTAAGGGAGTATCAACCGTTACCCATTGGAAACAACGGTCACACTTTGATTCTAACGTAGTCGGGAGGATAGTCAATGCAAATCCAAATCAATAATGAGCAGCTCCACAAAAAGCTGCAAGCTGCTGCTAGTAAGCTGGCACAACCAGCCGAACTGATGGATGAGATCCAAAAGACACTGGTCAGTGAGACCTTGCTGAACTTCCATAGCCAAGGCCGTCCCAAGTGGGCTGGATTGTCACCCTACACGCTCAAACGCCGTAAAGGTGGGATGATTTTGCAAGACACAAGCGGCCTGAGCAGCTCGGTGCAAGGCTCATTTACTGCCGATACTGCGACAGTGGGCGCAGGTGGTGCGGCTGTGCGGGCAGGTCGTCGCCCAAGCTCAGTCTATGCAGCTATCCACCAGTTTGGTGGGAAAGCAGGGCGCAATCAGTCCGTCAATATCACCGCTCGCCCCTATTTGCCGATGGATAAAAGCGGCAACTTACAGCCTGAAGCCGCCGCCGCAATTGAGGATATTTGCGATATTTTTATGAGTGATGCGTTTTAGCGGTCAGATATAGCGTTAGAGGTGCGTTAGAACGCCACACATTCAACGCCACAAAACTTTATGCGTGATTCATCATCTACTGACCAAACGCGCTGCTATGCGCGTTTTTGTGGTCTGCATTTTTGATACTTCCTTCCTTTATATCGCTGTGCAAAAAATTGGAAGTCGTTCCGCCTAACTTCTGCTCAACCGCTATTCGATCATGGCGGTATGAAACGAAATCTTTTAGTCGCCGCGTGCGCAGTCGCCCTGAACCTCACACCAGATCAAAAGTATCTGGTACTTGTCCCTGAAGGCAACTTCCGTGGGCTTGATGGACGACCATTTGAACCCACAGCCACGAATGGCTGGGTGCTTACTGCTGAAAATGGGCAGCGCATTGTTGCTGCTCTGAACCAGCGCACCATCGACATGGTGGTCGATTGGGAACACGCGACACTCAAATCAAAAGAAACAGGACAGGAAGCCCCAGCAGCAGGTTGGTGCAAGTCGGGTGCATTTGAATATGTGGCAGGTGTAGGCATCTGCTCCAACAATTGGGACTGGACACCTCGCGCCACCACACAAATCGAATCCAAAGAATACCGCTACCTATCCCCTGTTTTTTCGTATGCCAAAAACGGGCAAATCGTGGATTTGCTCCACGCCTCGCTCACCAACACCCCAAACATTGACCACCTGCCCGAAGCGATTTTGGCTGCTGCGGCTCAGGATTTTTTAACCCAACAGGAGTCCGCGATGGATCTTGAAGAACTGCTCGAGCATTTGCGATGGATGCTAAACCTCCCCACGCTCGCCACTGCTGCCGAGATCATGGCAGAACTCAAAAAGGCAATGGCTAAAATTGAAGCCGAAACCGGCACAGCGATGGCAGCCAATACTCACACCTTGTTCGATGCGATTACAGCACTGGGTAACAAACTTGCGGCAAACAGCCAAGCCCTGCCCGACCCTGCCAAGTATGTGCCTATTGCGGTGGTGAATGATTTGCAGACCAAAGTTGCAACGCTCACGGCTGCAAGTGCCGCCGGTGAAGTTGACCAGCTCATCACTGCCGCATGCTCGGATGGTCGTTTGCTTGGTGATGCACATATTGCTTGGGCGCGTGACCTCGGCAAGGCCAATCCAGCAGCACTCAAAGCCCACTTGGACGCAGCGCCCAAAATCCCTGCCTTGACTACTCAGCAGTCCACGATTGCAGCCAATAGTCAGCAGCATCAAACACCACCACAAACCAAAGACGACTATGAAGCGCAAATCGCCGCCCAAATGGGCTTGGCGTAAGGAGCAATCATGACAGCAGCAACCACATCAGTGATGACGCCCAGCCGTGAGCTTGGCTTGATTTTTGTCCTTCTGGCAGCCTCAGCCGTCGCTCTTGAAGGCACGCTGGCCTTTGTTGACACCGACGGCTACGGCTCAAGCACCCCTAGCACTGGCTGCAAATGTGTTGGGGTTTGGGAATCTGGTGCAGATAACAGCACAGGTCTGGACGGCGCAAGTGGCGCAAATGTTCGACATAACCGTCAATTTTTGATGCTCAACGACAGCACCAACCCTGTCACCCAAGCGCACCTGTTTGCTGATGTGTACGCGCTGGACAACCAAACTGTCAGCTCAAGCAGCAATAGCAACGCCCGCGCCAAGGTTGGACGTTTCATGGGCTTTGACAAATCCAACAGCAGTGCCCTTTGGGTGGAGATCCTATAATGAATTTTAACGGTCAAAATGCACAGCAGGTATTGCGTGCACTGTTTACCAATCTGTCCAAAGTGTATCAAGGAGCGTTTGATACCGCTGCACCAGACTGGGATCAAGTGGCAACCCTTGTGCCAAGCAACAGTAAAACCAACGATTATGCGTGGATGCAAAAATTCCCGCGCATGAAAGAGTGGGTGGGTGAAAAGACCCTGAAAAAGCTGTCTGGTCATACCTATAGCTTGACCAACCGTGACTTTGAAGCCACGGTCGAAGTTGACCGCAACGACATCGAAGACGACAACCTTGGTATCTATGCACCAATGGCACAGTCGGCGGGTGAGTCTGCAAAGCTGTGGCCTGATGATTTGGTGTTTACCTGCCTGACCAAAGGGTTTAGCCAAAAGTGCTATGACGATGCCAACTTTTACAGCGCCTCGCACAAGGTGATTGGCAGCGATAAAAAAACTCGCACCGACTCCAACCTGCTCGTTGCTCCATTGAGTATTGCCACTTTAGCCGATGCCCAAGCCAGTTTCGGCGCTGCTCGTACCCTGCTGCGTGGTCGCAAGGACGAAGAAGGCCGCCCACTCAAGTTGATGCCGAGCCTGTTGGTTGTGCCACCAGCTCTTGAAGACATCGCCAACGCACTGATGACGGTTGACCGACTCGAAGATGGTAAACCCAACCCCTATAAAGGTGCGGCAAAGGTGCTGGTGTCGGCTTGGCTGTTGACCGATACCGAGTGGCACTTGCTCGATACCACCCGTGTCATCAAGCCGATTGTTTTCCAGCAGCGCAAAAAGCCCACTTTTGTGCAGCAAACTGATCAGCAGTCTGACAGCGTGTTTATGCAAAAGAGCTTCCGCTTTGGTGCAGAAGCACGGGGCGAAGCAGGCTATGGTCTGTGGCAGTTGGCAGTTGGCTCAACTGGGGCTGGTGCGTAATGTACGCCACACTTGAGCGGATGATTGCTCGTTTTGGTGAACACGAAGTTATCGGGATCACCGACAACGAACAGCCGTACACAAACCAGATCAACGTTGAAAAGCTGACGGCAGCAATGGATATGGCCAATAGCGAGATTGATGGTTATCTGTCTACTCGATATGCCGTGCCTGTCCAGTCTGCCCCTGCTTTTTTGGTGGGTCTGGCTTGTGATTTGACACGATACCACGCTGCTGTGGGCAGCGCTCGTTTCACCGAGCGTGATGAGGTGCGGTATAAAGCGGCGGTTAAAACGCTGGAGAATATCGCATCTGGCAAGCTTGGTATCGGAATCACTCCAAACGGTGGCAAACCTGCTGCTGCATCCGCTCAAGATGTGATTATGACCAACGTGCGCCCGAATGACTTCGGGCGTGGGGGGTGGTGACATGCTGCCCCTCGCCCAAATCGAACAAGCAATCAAAGATGCGATTCACGCATTAAACCGACCCTATCTGAAAGAAATTAAGACTTATGCGGGCGATTTTGATTTTAACGATGACCGTGAATTTGCGCAGGTTGTCAAACGCTTTCCCGCCGTCTGGACAACATTCGATGGCTCAGGCAAACCCGAAAAACTGGGCGCTCGTAAGTACAAAATTCCCCTGACCTTTAGCGTCATTGTTGGCGCTCGTTCAATCCGTTCTGAGGAGTCGTCACGTCATGGCACAACTGTGGGTGGTGAGGTAGTCGATGTTGGCACTTTTGGACTTGTTAACGATGTGCTGGCCGCAGTGCTGGCGCAAAACTTCGGCATCGAGGCGATCCGCCCTTTTGAGCTTGGACAGCTTCGGACGATTTTTAATACAAAAACTCAAAGCGAAGCGGTGTCTGTGCTCGCACAGTCGTTTACGACCGACTGCACAATCTGCGTTCGCACTGACGAAGACAACACCGCTGAGTATATAGAAAAAGTCAATATTGACTACATCCATGCAGACCGCGTGATTGCTGGCGACTTGGTCGAGGTGCAGCATGGCTGATTTTAATATCAAGGTCGGCAACAGCTTCGACATCGAAGGACTGTATGAAATCAATACCGGCACAGATGATGCGCCAGTATGGGAAGCTGTTCCGCTTGATAGCATTCAAATCGACTGTGATTTAAAAGACTCGGCAAATAGTTTGCTGGCCTCGCTTACTGTTACCAAACAGCAAACTGTGGGCATGTATAAACTGAGTCTAAACCCAGCTCAAACCGCAGTACTCAAGCCCACAAAAATGGCTGTGCTCGATGTGCGCATGTCAACAAATGATGGTGCTAGTGTCTTTAACACAGACCGCTTCACGGTTGAAATTGAAGGTGTAGTGACTGTGCGGGGTGCGGTATGACGACGCGCACGGCTTTAGTACAGTACCGCGCACGCATGGTGCTAAAGCAAGTTGGCACGATGCGTCAGACCGTTTTGCGCGTTGCTCCAATCGTGGTGTCCACTGGTGATGGGGCGTCTTTGCCAATTGCCCAGTCTGATGTTATTGGGTTGCCTGCTGCTTTATCTGGTCTGCAAGAGCAGCTCACAGAGATGCAAACATTGGCACAGACCAATCAACTCAATATTGGTCTGAAAGCTGATCAAGTCGATTTAGATACTACCGCCCAGCAAGTCGAGACAAACCGCCTTGCTTTACTCAATAAAGCCGACCTGACCGCACTGGCAACACTCACCGCTTTGGTTGGCACTAAAGCAGATCAGTCATACGTCAATGATCAGATTGCAGCTTTAGTGGGTACAGATGGTCAAGTACTGGCCGCAATCCAAGCGATTGCAACGGAGCTGGCCAACGCTGAAGGCGTGCTCGAGGCGCTAGATCAAACCGTTGCAAACCGCGTGCGCTTTGATGTTGCCACCCAAGCTCTCACAGCCCTGCAAAAATCTAACGCTCGTACAAACATTGGCGCGGAAGAAGCTGGTGAAGCTGCTCGGCTGATTGCACTGATTACCGCAGCCAGTATTGGCGCAGCAACAGCGGCGCAAGGCGCAAAAGCTGACACCGCACTGCAAAGTGCTGATGTTGCACCCGTAGCCCTATCTGGTCTTTTTAGCTCACTTGCTGGGCAGACAGGCATTTTTACTGTGGTGTTTGCAGGTTATACCGCTGGGTCAAATGCAGTTATTACTGCTGCTGATTCCTTGGGGACAATGCTGCGTAAACTGCAAGCCCAAATCACTGCTATTCAATCTAGCGTCCCTACCTATTTATACAGCACCGTTATTACAACATACAGAAATGTCGGCCTCACATCTGGCAATAGTCTGTCTGTATTTAATGGCAATCTGGTTTATGCAGCAGGTGTATTACAGCTCAACGATATTTTGCATATCGACGTTTGGGTCAAAACATCAGGCTCAACAACGGGCACAGTACAAATGCGTCTTGCCGTCAATGGTGGTAGTTACGGCGTGTTTTGGTCGCAAAGCCTAAATGCTAA